ATTGAACGTTGTTGGAAACGCGTCGATAAGATTGCACGAATAAACAGTACCGCCGCCGATTCCTATATTAGGCCTAAAAGGGCCTATTTGTTTGCTAAAACCAATTACCGGTTTTCTTAATTGATGAATCTGTATATCTTTTTGATATTCTGACTTATAATTATTATCAAAATTTTCTTCGTCAATTATTTTTTCTCTCCAAGTATCAAAGTATTTTTTAACACCATAGTCATTCATTAAATAGAAAACCATATTAATATCATCAACTACATATCCATAAGCCACCTTTTGCCTTTCCATGCCAATTATTCGGTCATGTGTTAGTATTTGTTTTCCTGGTAATGTAGCGTTTGTGCATAGTATATTCATTTCTCTTCCATCTACTCCAAAATCTGCTGGAAGAGTAACTAGAAAATTATTTGAACGTGCAAATCCTAACTTTACAGATGCTAAAGCTTTTAAGTCATCAATTTGTGCCATTACATTTTCCTTCTTGAATCGTTATAAACACTTGTTGAACTCGCCTTTCGCCAATCTGCTGTTGGAAGAAATGTAGCAATTTCCCATTCAGGTTTGTCAACTAAAGCAAAACGACTTCTGACATGTTTTGTTAAGTATCTATGAATAGTCGGCTTAATATATTTAGCAGGTACGCCGCTTCCTTCGCCAAGTAAAGCATCTAATGCTTTCGCTCTCAGTATTGGTGGAAGATAATGCAAATTCATACCGTAAAATCCATTTTCTGCAGGACCCATCATGATCACAAGCGGAAATGCATCATAGTATGGTAATGTATCCTTATGCTTAGCATCATAAACATACATGTACATATTACCGAATACTCTTTTAGGCCTGTTTTTAAGTTCTAATGCCTCGTCTCGCATGATTTTTCCGCGGTCATTAATAGTTCTACCACGATACATCTCTCGTACTTTTTTACGAAACCATTCAATACTTTGTTTGGTTCGAGGAGTGATACCAGCTCTAAAAGCTTCAATTTCTAGTTGTTGAAATAAGTTACTCATACGAGTATTTATAACTATTTTTTACGGTTTTTGCGATATGGAGGTAGAGGTTTTAGTTTCTTTAATTTCCCGGGAATAGGCTTTGTCAATAGTTTCATTTCTTGTAAAGTCTTTTCTGTCCATATCTGAAAGTCCCATCCTCTATCCTTTGCATATGCATTTGCAGCTTCCCATTTATTCATGTTCTTTACATATGTCAAACCTTCATTAATGTACTGCTTTGTTTTTCTTTGACCCTTTGGTGGCTTAGTCTCTTTATCTGGCTTAATTTCTACTAACAATGTTTTTCCGTCTTTGTATATAATTTTCAAATCAACAAAATATCTATGATATTTTTTATCAACTTCATAATAATAAGGTATGACAGTTTCTTCTGAGTTCCAGTATTTTACATTCGGATTACTATCGCACCATGTGAATACTGCTTTTTCCCATAACGAACGAAAGATAACTTTTGTAAAATCACCTTTATACTTGCTTGGGTTCTTTACTTGATATCTGCCAGAATACGCCATGTTTTGTTATAAATAAGAAAGAGTTTACTTAACTATCTATAGGAAAAAATATGGCCATTACCTCAAACAATTTGGATCAACAACATCTTGGTGGAGGGCTAACTCCTTTATTGAAATTTCCAATAAGAGATGATCCTGCGTATACAGGAAGAATATCATTTAAGACTATGAGGATTAAGCCTCTTGATATAAATGCAGAGCCTATATTTGAAAAAACAAGGGCATGGGATAATGTAATGAATATGTTTACCCGTGATAATCAATCTATCCAGGATCCTTCAGAAATTGTTGATGCAGAAGAAGCAGAAAGAAAAAAAGCAGAAGCGGAAAAATTACAGAAACAACTAGAAGATGAGTTAGAAGCAAAGAAAACAGAATTAGCGCGTGGTGTACTCAGTGGTCTAAATAGAGATGAAGTACAAGGTGCTCCAAGAATAGATTTATATTTTCCTCTTGCTGTACAGATTGATGACACGGTTGATATTGGTACTGGTGATCTTGGATCAGTCGGAATGGGTATCGTAAAAGGTATGGCAAATCAAGACAAAATATCGTCTGCTCTGGGAAGTACAATTATGGAAGGCGCTGCTAATATTTTCAATTTTGCGTTTGGAAGTGTAAGTGGAGATACTGCGAGATATGTTGCAAATAAAACTAGTAGGTTTGGACCTCAAGGTATTCAAACAGCCGTCAAAATGGCAACACAAACAGCAGTCAATCCGAATACCAGAGCTGTGTTTAATCAAGTAAATCTAAGACAATTTAGTTTTACATTTAAATTTATTCCAGCGAGTCGAAAAGAAGCTCAAACTGTACAGGCAATTGTTAAGCATTTTAGAACACATATGTATCCTGAAACTTTTGATGTTGCTGGTCTACCACTAGGTTATAAGTACCCAGATCTATTTCAGATCAAGTTTAAACACCGAAATTCTGAAGCAAAGATACCACGTCTAGAATTATGTTATTTAAGAGGCGTACAGTCGTCTTATAATCCTACAGGCCAAGTGTTTTTTGACGATGGTCAGCCCAATGAAATTGATATGACTCTACAGTTTCAAGAATTCAGAACTCTTACTAGACAAGATATTACGAAAGGTTACTAATGCGTTATTTTAATTCATTTGAGAGTATTTTATATAGATTCGGAAATGAAGAATCTAGAACGGTATTTAAAGATTTAACTACGTATGCCGATCTTGTTGATGAAGTAAAAGATGACATTATTTCTTATTCATTATATGAAATTAATGAAGGATATCGACCAGACCAGTTATCACAAGCTATTTATGGATCACCCCTTCACTACTGGACTTTTTACTTAATGAATGATCATGTAAGAGAAAGAGGTTGGCCTTTATCAAATGAAGAGTTAATAAATGTAGTTGATAAAGAATTTCCTGGTGTAACTCTAACGACAAGAAATAGTTTAGCGGGTATTTTTAAAATAGGACAAACAGTAAGCGGAACAGTATCGGGTGCAACTGGAAAAATTGTTCATCGTAATTTAGACTTAGGACAGATTGTATTGAATAATGTTACTGGTACTTTCCAAACTGGTGGTGAACAAGTGCAGTCAGTTGCTACAAGTTTGACTGAATCAGTTACACAATCAGTTGATGCAGTTTCATCTTCTGCAGAAAAACTTGCAGCAAGGCACTATGTTGATGGAGATCAAGAGATTGTTGGTATTGATCCAGCTGTAGGACCTGGTGCATTATTAACAGAAATTACTAATCAACAGTATTATTTTAATGAGAATGAAAAACTCAAATCAATTAAAGTTATTAAACCGGATTTAATCGATCAAATTACGCGTAATTATAAAAAAGCACTAAGATCATAGTATGGCTGAAGATAATTTAAGAGATACTCAAGATGATTTTGAGTTAGTTGAACTTATTTACTCGACTAATAGAGAAACGAATATTGTTCATAATATTGTACATTTTGTAACTGACTTCGAAATTTTTGAACATATTGACAAACCATTTATATCAATGCAATTAGCATTGGTTGATACAATGAATTTTGTTCAATCAGTTGATTTGCAAGGCGGCGAATCTCTTAAAATGACTATTCAGTCACGTGAAACAAAGGGTGAAGGTGCCAGTATTACAAAGAACTTCATTATTGACAAGATAATTAAATCGCAACGGTCAGATGATAAAACAGAAGTATTTTATCTGCACTGTTTTGAAGATATAGTTTTAAAATCTAGCTTAATTAATGTCAATAGATTCTATAATGACAAACCTACAAATATCGTAGCAAATATTATGAATGAGTATTTAAATAAAGGTACAACTAAATCTCTTGACGAATTTCAATCAAATATGCAAGTAGTTATACCAAATATGCATCCTATTGACGCTGCATCTTGGATTAAAAATAGAATTACTAGCATCGATGGATTACCATATTATCTGTATTCAACTTTTTCTAATAATAATATGTTCTTAATTGATTTAGGGCAATTGCTTACGCGTGATCCTATTAATAAAAATGCGCCGTTTACTTATATTAAAGTTTTATCACAGCAGCAAAAAACAGATAACTTTGTTCCCATATTATCTTACAAACATGAAAATGTAGATGATATTTTAAGTCTTATCAGAAACGGCCATGTTGGATCGAACTATAATTTTTTAAATACACTAACGGGCAGAAACACAAGTTGTGCCTTTGACGTAAAGGCCGATGTCTTTGATCAACTAAAAGATAATGCTATATTTAAGAAACAGAAAAGATATAATTATGGAAGTGGCGAAAAAGTAGATGATAAACCTCTTTCTGAATATCAATCAAAAACTATAACACGTATTACTGGAAATGGTGCTTATAGAATGGCCCATGTTAGTGTACGTTCAGCAGACGAAGAGCATGATATATCTTCTTATAAGAAAAGAATAACGGGAAATGCTTTAAAGAGTTTTATGACAAAAGCTCCTATTACAATTTCTGTACAAGGAAGACCATTTTTTAGAGGTGTTGGAGATTATAGCATTGGAAATGTGATACGATTGCTTTTCTTAGATTCTCAAAGGAAAGAAGATGCACATAATGGTGCAGATCATAAAAAGTCTGGTGATTATTTAATGTATGCTGCAAAGCATTCTTTTAGTATTCGTAATCCTAATAGAATTGTTAGTGACGTTCTTTGCGCTAGAATAAGCATGCAAGATAAAGATTTATCTGTTGGAGATTTTATGAAAAATGTATAATTTTTATGGTGACGAGACAAGATGGTTTATTGGCCGAGTCGTTGATAACAACGATCCATTACACCTGGGTAGAGTAAAAGTTAGAATACACGGGATTCATACAGACGATACACAGCTAATACCCGAGTATGCACTACCATGGGCACAGGTTGTACTACCAGTTACTGAAGAAGGAGCAACTGGTTTTGGAAATAATCCTGCACTATTACCTACA